CACCATTTGAATCTGGTGTTGCTCCGATTACATCTGCTGAAGATGTTACATCAGTGAAAGTAGAATTATCGTCAGAATGTTCTAACTCAATCTCAATTTTATTGGTACTTGATAAAGTTATACCTTCCGCACCCATGTCAATAACTATTGTAGCAGATTCAAAACCTTGTAAATCTACTCCAGTGCCATTGGCATCTGCATCTCTTGCAGCTGGTGCTAAGGATTGTACAACTCCGATATTATTTTTAAGATCTCTCATTGTTTCCTCCTATTATGCACTTACTGTTTGAGTTTTGATTGCTTCTGGTAAAATTACCTGACCACCTATTCTCTTTCTAGCAACATATCTAACATTACCTGAAGTTGCTTGAGTAAATGGATCTCTTAAGATCGCTAAGTTTACTCTATCAACAATCATGTAACCTCTTCTAAAGTCACCGAAAGCGATTGGTTTATTGCCTGCACCCACAGCTGGCATATCAGTTGCTTGTACATATGGAGCACCTAAGATAGTTGCTACCATTCCACCTGCTAGTTGGTTACCAGCTTGGAACACATAGTCACCACCAGAAGTTTTTAACTTTCTGACAGCAGCAAGTGTGCTTCTTGACAAGACAAAAGAACCATTCTGTGCGTATTCTGCTTTTGGCTCATGGTAAAGTGAAATTAAACCATCTGCTGTTAATGCAGCACCAGCACCTGAATTAACTGTGCCGATTGAAGAATTAGTTAAAAATCCTTCTGGTTTGCCTACACCATTACCACTTACAAATGCAGTTCCTTCTGCTTTTGCAAACTGCTCACCAAACTCTGCAGACATTTCAGTTTCAAGATTGAAGACAGAATCTTCTAACTCTTGCTCTGAGATATCAACTAATGCATACATCTCGTGAGTAGGTATTTCTTTTAAACCAGTCGCATAACCAGTAGTTTCAGAACGAGTTCCTTGCTCTGCTACGAACACAGCAGCAAATGTTCCAGTTCTTTCTGGTATTTGGATTGATCTATTAGTTGTAGATCTCACTCTAGAAATACTTCTAATTGGTGAGATTTCAATTATAGTTTTAGTCAGCTCTCTAACATACTCAGGTGGAGCAAGATATCCTCCAGCTGTGTCAGTAGAAGCAGTTAAAACTTTTAACTCGTTTGGTTCAACGCCATCTTTACCTTTTCTCAAGTAAGATTCGAATGCAACCTTTTGCTCATCTGCTTTTGCTACATCGTCCTTTGATGATAAAGGTCTAGACAACATCTTTTCAATACGAGCTAGTTTTTCCTCATGGTCTTTTTGAGAGTTTGCAGCTTTTACTACAGCTTGATTAACTTCTTCGATCTTATCTAAATCTTTTTCGATTCGTGATAATTTCTCTTCAGTTAATGGGTCTGCAGAGCCTTTACTTTCAATCTGAGCCAATCGGTCATCGTTAGTCTGTTTGAACTCTTCAAAAGTAGTTCCTAGACTTTCGATTGCTGATTTGATTTTATCGTTATCAGACATTTTGACCTCCTATTGTCATTTGTTTGTTGTTAAGACTTTCTTTACTTTTTCTATTGATTCTAATACATCACCAAAGTCTTCAGCAACCTCTCGTTGCTCAAGAGCATCGACTACTGCTTTTGCAGCAATCTTTGATTCCATTCGTGATAAATCTCCTACATCCCGCAAAAGAACTTCCCATTCACGAATTGTACGATCCGCACCCTTTACCTGATGAACGACAGCTTTATCGTTCATCGGAAAGGTTACGAGGGAAACTTCCATAAGGTCAACATCTCTTAAAAATCTCTTTCTTCTTCTTTCATCATAAGATTGAGATTTTGGATCTGCCTTAAAACCGATTGACATAGCATCAAGTGCACCCATCTTCATAAGTTCGTAAACTTCACGACCTTTTTGTGTGCCCATAGCTAATTGACCTTTTACATATAAACCATTTTCATCTTCACGCATACCTTTGAATACACCTATTGGTTCATCAGTACGATGTTGATATAAAAGTTTTACCTTGTTATAAGGTCGTCTTCTTAAACTTTTTCTAAATGCACCATTTACAACTACATCATTTCCTTTATCAACATTACCAAAAGTAGAAGCATATCCTTCAAACTCACCTTCTGCTTCGCCTTCCGTTTTAATTTCACATTCATAAACTTGTCTCTGTCCTTTGTCTGCGATACTTTGATCAACCCAATCTTTTTCATTTAACTCATCATAATCTGAGTGTTCACATAAACATTTGTCGTTGTCTGCATCACAATCGCAGTCATAGTCCTCTTTTTTATCTTTAGGTTTCTTACCATACTTGTCACCATCAGATACTGCATCCATATACTCGCCATGAGTTTTACATGGCATAAATTTACCATCTCTAGTATGTATGCCTGTGCAACCTATTTCTTTTGCTCTGGCTGCAGCTTCTCCAGGATTATCATAAGTGTCTTTTGCGACTTCTTCTTTCATCTTTGGTTTCTTTTTATCTTTATCCTTGTCTTTAGGTTTTTTGTGATACTTTTCGTCCATGCTTTTTCCTCCTTCAAATAGTGAATTGCAAACTGCAAGTCTTTGTGATTGGTTTGGAAACTCCTCTTTTGATTTTGGATCGGACATGCATCTGCTTATAAAATCATCCTGCTTTTCTTTTTCTCTTGGTTTGACAAGTGGCATCTCTATAAGTAATTAACTAATATAATTATTATACCAATTATTATTACAACAGCTAATTTACCTTTGTTGCTTAGAGTCATATCCCAAAAGTTATAAACACTCTTAATTGGATTCCAAATCCATTGTTTTATTTTATTCATCTTCAAACCCTCCAAAGTCTGGTTCAGGTACATTGACAACAAATGTACATCTACAATTAATAACTTGTTGAGGTGGTCCAAGAGGATCTCCAGGATATCTCAACTCAGCACCACCAACTATAAAGTTTCCTTCTTTTGAAACTTCTTGACCATTGGCAGCACTATGGTCATCTCTTGTTCGAGCATCATTAACAGCAACCCATTCCTTTGTTGTCTCTGGAATGTTCACTACATCAAGACTGGTAAAGTTTGCATAGTTTGCAGCTTGATGAGTTTCTGTTCTAGCTATTAAAACTGCTCTGGTTATAGAACTAATTGAAGTTAGTTCTGTGATTCTCCTTGCAGTTGATATAACATCAAGTCCATCAACTTGCGCACTATCAATGGCACTTTGAATATTTGCCATAGTAGTAGAACTTATATTAGTAACCTTTTCAGAGCCATAAGTAAATAAAAAAGTTTCAAATTGTTTATCAAATTCATCCTCATATTCTTTTCGCTCTGTTTCTTGTAATAATCGTATTTGAGATAGTATTCTTGTTCTAAAAGTATCTGTTACAGACTTCCAATGTGTAAATATAAGGTTTTTTACTCTTGAATAGTGTTGCCTTGTATATATGCCTATACTTTGACGACCAGATAACAAGTATGCATTAGCGACTTCTTTTGCAGTGCGATTTATCTCTTTTTTCATAGAATTAGCAAGTTTTACCTCAAAATTTCTACGCATCCTATTTTGTAATGCCCACTCTGCTAATTTTTGTTTTGGTGTTTTTAAATTTATCAAGATATCCTCCAACTTGCTATACCTGACCTTGCACTTAATTCTGTTAAACCCCAAACTAATGCATCTAATCTGTCTGGTGATTGTTTTGTTATTTCTGGATTATAACTACAAAGTTGGTCTTCTAATAAACTAAATCTTTCTAAATGTTTAACTCTTTTTTGTTCATATAATGCAGCAATGGGTTCT